CTCTTATATAGTATTTTTTACCCAAGTCAATGGCTTTTGTTTCAAAAGTCCCGTCATCAGAAGCTCCTATCTGTTTATAAGGTCTACCTTCTTCTCTTAAATCAATAACTGCATCTTGAAACCTGCTGTCATTTGGTATATCAAAATCAATATATAATTTAAGCTGCAGCTGGCCCCATTTGTCTGTAAAACTGTCTTCTACAACAGATAAATTGTTAACATTTAAAGGTGGGTTGGTTCTTAATTCTTCCGGGTCAATTGGTTTGCTAAACCTTTTTTCTTTTTCAAACCACCTTAAATAACCTATTGTAACTTTATTGCTGACATTTAATTGAGTAGAAAAACCATCCTTTTGAGCGGTCCAGGAATAGCTATCGACAATAAATAATTTAGGGTCTTTCCTTTGAGTATTATTGATAACCTGTACCGAATCATGAATTTCTAAATTAAAAAATACACTTCTTTTGTTTCTCAATTTAATTTTAGATTTTTCTGGTTTGTTAGATAAATCGTAAAGTATCGAGTTACCTAAATTTATTGCTTCCTGATCGGTATCTATTAGCGAAGTTTCCTTTTCATTAATTTCCATGTACCTGCGGCCACCGATTTCTTTTCCATTAATATTGGTAGATAGTTCATCGATACTTTCCTGGTCTTCAACTGTAATATCAATGCCTTTTTTCTGGTTTCTAATTCTAATAACATTTCTTATATCAGCATCAGAATTATTTACTCTTTCTGAATCTAAAACATCCTGTTCAAACTGCCAGTCATAAAATATCGGATCTCTCTCCGGCATATAAAAAGTGAGTCTGAAAGTATTTGTTCTTTCATCAAAGAGAAAACGCAAATCCCACCCGATATGATCAGCAATTTTTTGCAGCGCATCCCAGGTTGAAGTATATTCAGGGATATAACTTTCTATCCAGAATTCAGATTGAGAAGGTGCTTTAAGATTGAATATATTTTCTCCAAATCTATCATTTAAAATTTCCTGTAAAACTTCTTCCGCCCAACCCTGATATTCATGATCTGCTTCACCAATATAGTCATCCATTAATATTTTAGATAAGTCTCTTACCTGATTTAATGAAATATTGCCATTGGCGTGTTCTGTTACTTTTCCAGTGTCATCACCGAGTATTCCATGGAAAACAAATCTCCATATTTCGTGCTGCTTGATGTAAACTTTAAGCTGATTACTTGCTTTGAAAAGTTCAGAATAACTGAGTTTTAATTCGTGTTCAAAATCTTCAAATGTTACAGAAGCTGTAGCGTTTCTATTATCTTTAGATACACTTTTACTTATTGATTTTGCATAAGCCTTACCATTTAAATTAGAAAGGTTGTACTCACTATTATCAGTAAGCACAACCACTCTAAATGATTGAGGCTGATCCTCTTTTAGTAATATTTTTTCCTGTTCAGTTAATGTTCTCATTTATATAGATCAACCTCCCTCTAATGTACCAGCTGGAGTTCCTGTCTTTTGTAGCTTAGCATTTTTATCCAGCCTTCTAATTTCTTCAATTATTTCTTCTGCACTATCGCTTTTGATGATGAAAGTATTACCAGAGATAGTGGTTTTTTCAGTTACTCTTCTGGAATCAACAGCCTCATAACCAAATCGTTCCTGTTTAAACCCAGAAGGTGCATTCTTAGTTTCTCCAGCAAATTTACGCAGTTCATTAGCAGCTTCATCTGCAGCAAGTCCGAGCTTTTCAATCAAATCAGCTATTTCACTGTCTCCGAGACCAGAAGCTTCGGCCTGCTCTCTGAACTCATTAGCTAACATTTCATTAATTGAATCTATATTGCTGCTATTCTCATACATATCAATTATTTTGGAAAACCCTGAATTGATATTTGAGCCGCTAATAAGGTTTTCTGCATATTCCAGCGGGTTGCTTCCTGAGTAATTAGCTAACTTAATGTTAATTGACTCAAAGAAGTTTTCAAAATAAGTATCCAACCCACTTAAATCAAGGTTATAAACCATGCTGGATATATTATTTTTCAATGTATCAAAATAACCAGATAGCCCCTGAGTAAACGAATCTATCATGCTGTTGCCGTCTGCAAATGTACTGATGAAACTACTTCTGACTGTTTGCATGATAGTAACTATATTATTGGTAGTTCTGGCTAAGTTTCTGGCTATATTAGTTATCGTGCCGTCCATTCTCCTTATTTCAGCACTGGTATAACCTGCAGCCTTATAAGTTTCTTTTAGCTGTTCTTTATACTGCTCTAAAGCCTCAGCTTGACTAATATAGTTAATGCCCTCAAAACTTTCTAATCTGCTTGATTCAGCTATATTGTTCTGTACCTTTTTGAGGGCTGATACTGTATCAACATAAGTTCTAAGTTGTGCTTGAACTGTTCTTAAGTCAGTTGAGAAACCTTTATCTATACCGCCTTTTAGCCTTTTAACCTGATTAACAGTTATGCTGCTGAACTGCCTTTCAAACTGTTCTAATCTTTCAAAAGGTAAATTCATTACATTGCCACCATAACCACTGAACATGCTTACATTTTTGCCTAATCTACGGGCTGTATCATATAAGCTGTAGGAATGATGCTCTCTTTCTTTTCCATGCCACCATCTATCCTGATCATAACCAGTAATATCGACATTGCCAAAGTTAGGTCTATTTCTTAACATGAAATCGGCCTGACCTTTTACCTGGCTCCTGGCTAAAGTTACATTTTGGTTGGTAGGATTTTGAGCAACAGCTTTGATAATATTCTTTGCTGTATCTTCAGTGTTATTTTTAATGCTTTGTAATAAACTAAGTTGTTCTTTATCGACTTCCAGCTGATTTTGATATTCAGCAAGTATCTTTTCATTTTCCTTCTGATTATATGACTGAATAGCTCCAACAATACTTAAACCAGCATTTGCTATCCCAAAACCTGATGTTAACTTACCCATCATATCTGTGGCATTACCGAAGTTTTGGAACTGATCATACATACTTTTACCACTTCCAATTAAACTACTAGCTAAACCTGCTGTTTCGCTTCCAGTAATATTGGCTATATTATTAGCAAAGCTGCTTAATTCATTAGTTAGATCAGATATATTGGCATTGAATTCAGTAGTGTCACCGTTAATATCATCTAACTGCTTTTCAATTTGTTTTCTCAGTTCTTCATTTAGGTTATTAAGTTCATCCATCTTATTTTGATATTCAGCTTTCATATCTTTAAAACCAGAAATCAAATCAAGTATATGATTAAAGTTTTCTGTGTCTTTAGATACTTTTGCTAAATATTTTAGTGCTGGATTATCACCTAAACCTGATGCTTTTAAAGCCCATTCATTTGCAACATTAGAAGGAACTCCACCACCGACTTGACCTCCAATAGCAAACCCACTAAAGCTTCCTGTGTTGATTGATTCAAGTATTGGCAGCCATTTCTTAGTTGATGCTGCATTAATAACATACTCTCCATTGCTTAACATAGCAGGGATACTATCTGATGTTGAAGTTCCAGGGCCAGAAACATAGCCTCCAGTAGCATATTCATGACCAGTAAACATTTCAATAATTTGCTTAGGCAATGCTGTCGGTGATAATTCAGAAGGGTTTGGAGCTCTAAACCAATCAGCCCAAATTTTATTATCTTCATCATTGAGCAGATTTGTTATTGGATTTATGAATAATTCTTTAAAACCTTCTACCATACCATCGAGTGATTCTTCAAAGGAAGTTTGCATATCATTCCATACACCAGACCAGAACTCTTTTGAAAATAAAGTATTTATTTTTTCTTGAGTCCAGTCTCCAAGTGAATTCCAGATTTCTTGCCACTCTAACTTTGCTAATAACCATAAATCTTCCCAAAAACTTTTAGAAAATAAAGTTTTTAAACCTTCTTTGAATTGTTCTTTCCACTCAGTATAATTTTCTATTTCAGGATCTAAGAGAACTGACAAGGTAGCGCCAATAGTTAATCCACCAGCAAGAGCTAGTCCTGCACTTCCTGCAGTTTTTGCAGCTCCACCAAGAGCCATTTGAGCACCCATCTTAAGAAGAATACCTTGAGCAATCAATTCAGCGATAATAGCACTCATTAATTTTGCAGCTGTAAATGCTATAGCTATAGTTCCTATTCCAATTGTGAGATCTATTGCTGCATCTAAAGTTAAGTTTTCATCAATTAGATCTGAAATTCCAGTTGATTCATTTAATTGTTTGTTTGAATTATAGAATTCGCTTACATTAGGTATCCAATTTTGATTAAGTTCATGAGCTGCTGAAGGCGCATAATTAGAGCCAAGATATTCAATGAACTTGTCCTGCATCTCATCACTTAATGAAGCTAGAGTTTGGTCTGCTGCAAGCTCATAATTATCTTTAAATAGTTCCCAGTAGTTAGTAACAGTTGTGGCTGCAGCTGCTGCAAACCAATCTTTTGATTGGGCTTCTAATCCTAAAGCAGATTCCATACCTTCAAAGAATTCCTGGTTAGAGTTTAAAGCAAATTGATAGCCCTGGTCTCTAAAACCTGTCATACCATAAGGCACACTTGAATTAGCTCCACCTTCAGCTCTGTAAATAGCCTTTAATAGTTCTCCGATTCCACTGTTACCAATTTCTCTTTCGATCTGTTCTTCAATAGATCCGTCTGAGGGCATCACTTTTTGCTTAAACCAGCTGCTGAAATCACTTGCTAGGTTTTTCATACCATCAAAAGTAAATTCACCTATACCAATAACTGCATCTATTGCATTTTCTACTGTGAGTTCAACACCGTATTTTTCTTCAATCCAATCTTTTAGGGATTGAGTTATTTTGGTTATTTCATTAAAACCCCACTCAGCAACCTCTAAGGTTATTTTGCCTATATCCTGAGCTTTTTCTATCCAGGTAGTTTCTTGCCACCATTCTTTTAACTCATCCCACTTTTCAATTGTTTGATCAACAGTATTTTCTGCATCCTCTTTTAATTCATTCCACCAGTCGCTAATATCCTGGACTGCTGTTTTTGTCTTATCTCTTATATCCCACATATTGAGATACCATGCAGCTCCGAAAGCAAACATAGCTGCAGAAACTAAACCAATTGGTGTTAATAAAGACATTAATGCAGTACCTACAGTAGCAAAAACTGCAACTGTGGCTGTCATTCTAAGAGCAAAGGTTAGTATTGACTTAATAGCTTCTCTGTTCTCTGAAACAAAATTCTGTATTGCTAAAGCCCATGATCCTATATCATCAAGCATTGAGTTAATTTCAGAACTAAAACTTCTTCCAATTTCAATAATAGAATTAGTAACTCTTTCTTTGGCCTTGTTGAATCTAAATGAAATAGTATTAGTAGCTTCCTCGAATGCAGCTTGCATGCTGCCAGCTGAATTTTCCATAGCTGAAACACTTTCTTGCAATCCATCAATGTTATTTATCATTGGAATAATTGCTCTTGCTGCTCTTACTTCAAAACCAATGCCTTCTAAAATGCCCTGCATTTCTTTATCCGATAAACCCTCTAACTTGTTCGATAAATCTTCAACAATATCAACAATACCTCTGAATTTACCAAATTCATCATAAACTTCTACACCAGCTTGAGCTAATTCTTTGCTTTTTTGAGTCAAACCATCATAAGCCCTGGCTAAAGATGTACTTGCCATTTCAGCGCTTAAACCGTTCTTTGTAACAAAGGCTAAAGAACCATACATATTTTCTAAACTTTCATTAAGCTTTCTGGCAGATGGCAGCAATTCACCCTGAGCGTTTGATAACTGCTCATATGTAATTACACCTTTTCTGACAGTCTGGAATTGTAAATCAAAAACTTCTGTTAAATCTTGCACTTCTAAATCAAAAGCGTTTATTGTAGCTATACCAGCATTTGCAGCACTTTGGGTGTCTGTCATACCAGCAGCAGCCGCTCTTGCTGATAAATCTAAAACACCTATTGAGTTGCCGGCCTGTACACCGGCTGAAACAATATCGTATAAAGCAGTAGAAAGACTTTCTGCACTTTCTCCCACTCTGTTTGATACTGAAATCACACCATCCTGTAATTCTCTAAACTTTTTAGCACTGGTATCTACCAATGTATTAACATTAGCCATTGCCTGCTCAAATTTAGCAAACTTGTATATTGGAATACCCGTTAGAGCAACCAAAGCTGTGAAAGCTTTTAAAGCAACGTTTCTGAGAGTTCTTAGAGCATTTCTTAATTTCATTATTGCCGCATGCATTTTAGCGACTGCTGCTGCAACCTTTTGAGCGTAACCAACCATAGATGTAGCAAAACTTGCGAATTGTCTTTTCATCTGTCTAACTTTACGTACCATATCATTCATTGGTCCGCTAAATTGATTTCTGGCTCTAATTGCCATCTCTATTGCAACACTCTCATTCATTTGCTTTCACCATCCTTTCTATTTTTTATCATCTTTATTATTATAAATAGCATTATTCATAACTCCGATTATTTCCATGATACTTTCAATTAAATCTGCAGGTTGTTCATAAAGCCCACCAGAATAAGGTAAATGGTTAAGTTCCCAGTATCCACCCATATTAGTAGTACACATTAATTTAACCTCGTCTATCTCCTGATTCAGACTTTGATAGTAAGTTTTATCTGTACCAGGTCGAGGTTCTGTCGGTTTTCCTAAAACTCTATTTCTGCAGATTACTTTAAGAGTTTCATGCCTTAGTTTTTTGAATCATCATCTTTAGATTTAGTTAGGCCATTAATTTTTTTGAACTCTTCGGCAAACTTATCGAATAATTCTCCTAGTTCTTCATCTTCTAGAATATTGCTCCAGCTTAATTTATCCCCTTTGGACCAATCAGTTAACATTTTTTGAAGGATGTATAAATCAAGGTCCTTATTTAGTTCATAATCGCCTAAATACATGTCTACCGGCTCATTCTCGCCCCTAACAGTCATTTTGTTAGGCCGCATTAAGTTCTTCATTTTCTTTTTAAGGCCATAATTAGGCTTTTTCTTGCCTTTTACAAATTTATCTCCGTCTCTGATGATCAGAAACTTATCTTTAACCTCTATACTTAGTTCATCTGAATTTTCTTCTTCCTGATCAGGCGCTGGTTCAAAATCATCTCTTGGCTCAACTTCATCTGTTTCTTTTCTTTTTTCTTTCATTTCTACAACTTTGTTATCTTCACTCATAAATTATTCCTCCTTAAAGTAATTTAAATAAAAACAGGCCATTTTACAGGCCTGTTAATAGTCTTAATTAATATTGTGTATCTTGATCATCAGTTAACATCATTGCAACGTTATATCCTGCAACTGTATCCCAGAAAGCATTGGCCTGAACACTAACAGTCACTTTATCTGGCCCACTGATATTAGCCTGAGCCTGAGTAAGCTTTAATTTAGGGTAATCAATTGTCAAAAACGGTGTAGAATCATCACTTGCAAGACCTATATCTATCTTAATTGGAATGATGTTATTTTGCTTAGCATCATTTTTGATTGACTCATAGTCTGATGCGCTAAACTGCATTGTCATATCAATTGTATGGTCTCCACCCTGGGGGTCTAGACTTCTGCGCTTCTGGCTTAAACCATAATCTTCACCATCGATATTATTGTTATGAGTAAAACTAAACTCATCCACAATTGCAGTGATATCTTTATTGGTTCCGCCAGCATCCCAGGTAGCTGTAGTTTCCCAGCTGAATAGTTTCTCTCCTGTGTTTTCAGTAGGGGATACAGCGGGTTGCCCAGTGCCATTTTCACTTTCAATAGATAGAATGTTTGCAGTATAAGTAATAATTGACTGCTCTGATAAACTAAACTGCAGCTGACTAATTTTAGACCCTTTGTAAAGTTCCCAGTATGGATCATCTGAGAAAAACTTCAAAAATGTCAACCAGTTATCTAAGTTTTGGCCCGGTTGGAAAGTGTGCTTATAAGGACCACTTCCAGCTCCTAAATCTTCTGGCGCTGCCTGTTCTGGCCCTATAGCATGCTTCAATATCATTGGCAGTGTTTGCCTTGATACTTCTGCCGGTATATCGCCACCAGGTCCCTCAGATGTTTTGTAGCCATCCTGAGCAAATCTATTTCCTGTCAGTGCTTCACTCTGAACAGTATTAATGTTATCTTCAAGGTTATTTCCAGTTGCCAGCAATTTAGTTAGAGCTGTAGCAGCTGTAACTTTATCAGTCTGCTCTCCTATTGCTGTAACAGAATTTCTTCCTGTTGCTCCCATTTATCTCACTCCTTCTATAAGTTGTCATAATAATTTCTGCCCTCGATTAATATCATTGCAATGAACTCGATATTATCAGAGGGGCCACGTCTCATATATTTAACTGTAATATTAACACCCTGATTAAGTGTTCCATCTAATCGAGGATGCTGTTTAATAATCTCAACTAAACTGTCAACTTTATCAATAAAAGCTGTCATATCTCTGTTTTTTGGCGCTTCCTCAACATAATATACTTTTACCCGGCCACCATCATCATAATTGAAATTAAGTCCTTTACCGAGCAATGACTGGCCTGTATCTGGTTCAGCACAAATAGCCGGATAATCTTCAGCTATAAAATCATCAAAATAACCAGTGAAATCATAATTAATGGTTGTGTTAGCAGCTAGAATATTTTTAACAGCTTCTAAAGTTTGACTCATTATACTCATAATTCACGCCACCTTATTGTTACTTTTATGACCGACTGCCACGCCTGTAAAACTTCATTGAACTCAGGTTGTGGTGAAGACTCATCATATTCAACTGAATAGGTTTTGATATTAGTATTCGATAGATCAGCCTCATCTAAAACTTTTTTGACTTCTGAAATAAACCAAATAACTGCCACATCTCCGTTACTGACATTTGAATAACAGTTAAGGAAAAAAGGAGTTTCAAATTTCCCTTTTCTGTTTTTATATTTGTGATCTGTAACTATTTCATGACAGATAGCATATTTATCAAAGCCCGGGCCAGTATCATCCGGTTTTAACTGATTAAATTTAGTCATAGGCCTTATCTTATCTAAAGCAGCAATATTACCTAAAAGTTTAGATTCTAAAGCCTGTAGTAAATCCAACATCAAACTCCACCAACTTCCTAATTTCTCTTTGAACATAAGCGATTATTTTATACTTAGCATTCTCCCAGGCAGTATGCATAAACTTATAAGCCTGAATACCGGGGGAATCTCCATATTTATACCATGCAGGTTTATTAGGGTGGCCCGATTCAGTTCCTCTTTGACCTGTCCCGTATTCAAGAAAAGGAGCATATTCCATATTAGTTCCTGCAACTCCATCAACAAATCCGAATTTACTTCTAACAAAACTATGCACACTTGTTTTAAGAGTACCAGTGTCAACAAGTCCCATATTAACTATCTGCTTTCTGATTTCAGCTTCTAATATAAAAGCAGCTTGCAGCATAATTACTTCTAATTCTGTTTCAACATCACTTTTAATCTTCTGGATCTGGTGAATTGCACCATCCAAACCCTTAAAATCTACTTCTATCCAGGCATTTTGAGCCATATAATAATCACCTAACTTAATCTAACTAAGCTGCATTTAATTTTCCTGTTAAAAGGCTTTCTTATCGGACCGACAATTTTATACTGGCCGTCTATAATATCGCCTTCTTTTAACTTATTTGTCAACATCCCTATAAGATGAGCACTACCGGTGTAAGACTCACCTTGTTCAGATGTATTATAAGATGCTGCATTCTCAACTATTTTGCAGGGATAATTTTCAATGATAGTTTCAAAGGTTGGATCAGTACCGGTTCCATCATCAAAGTTATAATCAGATCCAGAACTATCACTGTCATTATTAACCTGTCTGGTAACTTTTACATGTGTGTAATCCATTTAATCCACCTCATATCATATCTACAGAAATAGTTGAGCCTGAGCCTTCTTCATCTTCTTCATCTACATAGTCTTCCCACATATCCATGACTTCTGCCGGTACATCAGAAAACTGTCCGAACTGATTTTTGACATTATACTTAACGCTCGAATCATCATCAGACTCTGATTCAGCTCCGGTCTTTCTAGAAAAGTTGAAGTCAACATATTTGCAGACACTGACTTTTAACACTGGATCTGTAGTTGATTCACCGGTTATCTTTTCACATTTAGAGTTACCTGCAGCTAAAAGCATTTCTAATTTACTGTTATAATTATCTATTTCTTGAGGTATTTCTAAATAATCTTTAACCTCATTTAAAGTGGCATACTCAACCATCATTATTCACCATCTTTTTCAGCAAGAGCCTCTTTGACTGCAGCTAACAGCTTATCCTTATCATTTCTCAGGCCGCTTCTGCCTTCTAATTTTATGTCCTGGGCTACTTCATATAATTCATCAGAAGTCATTTCCTCTAACTCTTCATCAGTTGGCTGATCACTTTCTTTTTTATCTGAATCACCATCTTCATTTTTATCTACTGGTTCTTTGGGAGATTTCTCTTTCTCAACCTCTCCTATAACCTTAGAAACTAACTCATTCTTTTTGAAGAATTCAACATCTTTCTCATCAACTTTTATCTCAGAACCAGCACTATGTCGATCACCATTATATTTAACCTTTTGAGATAATTTTACTTTCACTTTTTTACTCATTAATCGCACCCCTTTTCTCAAATAGGGCCCATTTCTAGGCCCTATTAATTTTATTCATTTAATTAGGCAGTATGCACATTAAGCACATAAACCTGATCTATTCTTTCAAAACTTGGCAGTAAAATTCCTGAAACAGTAGTCTTAACATTTACAGGAGTTGTCTCCAGTTCTGTGGTAACTGCAATACCAGTATCAACAATTTGGACATCTGCATTACTTTGGTTAGTCATTAAATCAGACTCTTCAGGAGTTGTACCGTAGTAAGTATTACCTAAAGTTCCTGTAGGTAATAGTGAGAATACATCATCTGGGAAGAATAAGTTTCCAGACTGATTTTTAACTGTTTTAGAATACTTTTTGTTGTAAACTGTAACAGTCAAACCGAGCTTATTAGAGAGATAATTTCTCATAATCTCATCAGTCATGATTAAATTACCACCACTGGCATAACCATTAGCAATGATATCCCCTCTGATGCTTTCGTTCTGAATTAAATAATTCCATGTCTTACGAGTACAAACCGCTCTTGTAGGTCTTTCTCCTGTTTCTGCTTCGATTGTATCCTGAGCAGACTGAATATCTTCAACAGGATTAGACCCTGCAGGATCGGACCACATGTCAGTACCGGCCAATGTTTCCATATGATTAGTTAGATCATTATTAGGATCATAATCATAAGTATAAGCCTTTCTATTAGCTTCAATGCTTACACCAAAAGTTGAGATTAACTGCATTCTCATTCTTTCTGCCTGCACTTCAGCACCACTAACCAAGCCAGCTGCATCATCAAAAATATTTCTCAGCATTGGCTGAATTAATTCACTGTTTCTAGCAGCCATCAAGTTGTTGATATCCTGTCTGTCTTTCTCACCAATTCTCATTGACTCTCTGAAAAATGGCATTTCAGTTTCGATTTCACTAAAACCGATTCTATCTCTCAGAGTTGGCTTAGCATCAAAGTTTGAAGGTGTTAACGCTACAGGAAGACCTCCAGCTCCTTTAATCCATTTTAAATCCAATCCCAGCTGTTTCTGTCTGGGGAATAATGCTCTTCCCAGATAAGGGATTGAGTTCGATTGTTTTTCTTTATAATAACTAGCTATTTCTTCTGCATTTGCAAAATCATAAATGCTTGGCATAGTTTTCACCCTTCCGTTTTAGTTAATTTTATTTATTCTATTAAACTGATTAAATCAGTTAAATTACTCTTTACATCATCAACAAGTGCTTCTGGCAGTTTGCTTGGATCAACAAAACCATGAACAAGCATAGCTCCACCGGCCGGGCCATGAGTTACATCAACATCATTTAACAGAATGCCTTCTACATCAACACCTGCACCAGTAGTTCCAGTTGCAGCTCCCTGTGTGTTCTTTTTCTCTACCTTTAAGCTTTCATCTTCAAGTGCTGCTCCACCAACACCTCCAACAGGACTCCCTGCAGGTAATATTTTTTTACCTTCTGAGTTAGCAGCAACATTTGTATCATCAACAGTTACGGCTAAAGCAACATAATGATCAGGAAACTTTAAAACTTCTTCTCTGTTCGAATAATCAACCTGAGTATATCTCATTAATTTTCACCATCCTTAATTATTTAATAATATTAATTATCTCCAAAGTAATGACTTTGGGCTTTTTCAGCTTCAGCATCAGTTTCAGTTCCACTTTGAGCTAATTTCTTACCAAAACCACCTTTGCCTTTATTCTTGTTGCCACCATTAATTCCATCAAGAACAGAGCCACCGTTCTGCAGCTCTTTAATAACAGCATCTTTAATGGCATCCTGAGCAGCCTTCATGCTTTCTATTCTTTCTTCAACATCAGTTTCAGCAAGTTCTGGATTTACCTGGTGCATCTGATCAACATCAATAAACTCAGCAAGCTCTTTGTTAAGCTCACTTTCAGCAACTTTCTCTGCCTTATGAGCTCTAAGCTCCTTTTTTCTGAGCTCATTTTCTTTATCCTGGAGCTCCTGCTGCTTTGCTTCAAGCTTTTCTTCCTCTGACATTGTTTCCTGCTCCATCTCTTTCATTTTCTTTTTGAGGTTACCAATGTCATTGCGATAACGATCAAGCTCTTTTTTATTTTCTTCTTTTATCTTAT